ACGGATGTTAGTTCCTAAAATTTGATCGTAAACAGTAGAAGTTCCAGCTGGTACTAATACTCCTTCAATAGAAGAAATTCCAGTTGTTGCTCCACGAGTTGACGCGTCATTTAGATATTTCCAGTCTGTTTTATAGAAATCGTAAGATCCTCTACGGAAACCGCTAAACCCTAAGTTTAATGCCATTTCTTCAGAGTTTTCAAATAATCCATAAGCAGTACCTCCGTTTGCTCCTGCAGAAATACCAGCTAGCATGTCATCAATTTCTAATGAAGTTGTACGATCTAAGAAAAGCATGTTCTCTTCAATCGCTCCTTGAGTATCTAAATTTTTCAAGATATTATCAAAGTCAGTTAAGTTAGCTCCACTAAATGCAGTTTCAACGTTACCTCTAGCTTCTACAGCAGCAAATAAACCTTGCGTACCTTTAAATCCTCCAGCTAAAGCTCCAGATCCTGCAGCAGCAAGTTCTCCTTCAACTACACTCATTTCTAAGTAGTCTTCAAAACGTAAACGAGTTTCAGATTCTGCTTTTAAATACCATAAGTATCCAGAAGTTCCGTCTTCAGTTGCAACTTCAACCCAACCGATTTGAGCCATGTCAGATCCATTGATACTGTAATTGCTACGAATAATAATTGGTGAGTTGCTAAATTGAGTAAACGTAGGGTCAATACTAACATTAGTAGTTCCCGTGATTGCTCCAGCAGCTCCATCCCAGTTAGTTGTTTGAGATCCTTTGTTGAATTCAGAACCGTATACAAATATCTTAATTCCAGTCGCAGCAAGTGCAGCTGTATTAGCAGCAGTATAAGGGGCTACGATTAAAGCGCCAGTTCCTGGGTTTGAAGATGTAACTACAGCTTTCAACTCAACACCAGCGGCGTCCATAAGAACGATAGTTTGGCCGGGAGAAATAACGTTTACAATACCAGCAGCTACTGGAATTCCAATACCGTTTGCGTCATCATTGGTACATCCGTCGTAAGCAACGTGTAATCTATTTTGTTCTGACCAAATAACTTGATCCGACGTCATTGGCATTTCAGCTCCAACCATACGTAAGAATCCAGATAAAGTTCTGTTTCCGTAACGCTCTACTTCTTGTTCGTAGATTTCAGGTAGATATTGCTGAGCAAAGTCAGACGTGCTGTTATTGAACTGTAAGTAGTTCGATTGTAATAATTGTTGTGACTGCGATGGTACTATCGAGCCAAAATTAGGTGCTATTGCCATAATTTTTAATTTTAATTGTTAAATTTTCTTGTTTTAATTTTAAGTTTTGAAGAGTCTTGCCCGCTAATAGCTTTTACTTTAAATCCATTTACAAATACATTACCATCTTGTGTTTTTCTAGGTTCTGTAGTTATATTCTTGTCCTTAGCAATCTGTCCTTTTATGGCGTCTGTTTTTCCTTGCTCATAAAAGTGTTGTGCAATAGTATCTGCGTTTCGCGCTGCATACAAAGCTTTATGATAACCTTTTGTATCTACGACTTCTCCTTTGTCATTCAAGAACGTCTTGATGAACGTGGAAATGTCTTTTTGATTATCTGCAACCTTAACTGGATCTTTAATGCCATATCTAAACTTTTTCTCTCCAACTTTAAAATCAAAACCTTTGAAATCGTTGTTAAGAAGCTCGTCTGTTTGGCTAATAAATCTGTCTTGGTTAACTTTGGTAGCTGCCTGCTCTTCGTTGTATCGGTTAAAAAAGTCTGTAGCTTTTTGTTGCTCAGGATTAACCCCAGGTCTCAACTTGATCTCTGCGTAATATTTATCCTTAAGCGATTCCAAATAGCTTTTGGCTTTTGCAACTTCTTCTTTATATGCAAGTTTCTTCTTTCGAATATCTCTTGCTTCGTCTAAATCCTCATCAAAACTAAAAGAGTCTTCAATTACGAAGTCAATTTCTTCTGAATTTAAATGTGGTTTAGCTTGTTTGTAATATTCTTTTAATAATGCTTCTCCGTCAACGTCGCTATAATCAGCATTAAGCCTAGCGTAGTCGTCAATAGTTCCGCCAGTTTCTTTCATAAACTCAATAAGTTTATCTACATTTTCTGGGTAGTCTTGTGTTTGAGCTTGCGGTAATACTTCTTTTTGTTCCTGTGGGGTGTCGGGACCTTCAGTGCCTCCAACCATTGTGACCTCTTCAGGGTTATCGTTTTCATCTTCTACTAATTCTAAAGGTGATTCTATTTTTTCTTTGAGATCAATTTTAGTAACTTCACTGGAGTCGCTCCGTACTTCTTTTTCCATTTCTGGTAAATCTCTGGTTTGTTTATCATCAACCACTGTTTCTGTTTCTCCGACTTGAATGGCATCTTCTTCTGTTTTTTTACTTAAATCTATCTTAGTAACCTCAGGAACAACATTTCCTTGGCCTTTCATTTTTGAAGTTTTCTTTTTTAATTTAAATTCTCCTTCTGATTTTACTTCTTTTGTTTCTGACATAATATAATATAATAAAAATTAATAATTCCCTATCTCGGGGTAAACTGTTCTAAATCAAAACCGCCTAAGCCGTCATTAGTTGATTCAAAGTTTTTAGGTAGCAGATCGTTTTGTCTTTGATCTATAAGTTCACTCTGTTGAGTGCCTTGCATTTGTAGTCTTTTGTCTTTTCTGTCCTCTATTTGAGCTTCTTTTTGAGAATTAGCTTTAGCATGCATTTCTGCTAGTTTCATTTGATATGAAAACTCTTCAGCCATTAGACCTCTTTTTATTTCAGCCTCTTGCTCCATGCGTTGTATTTCAAACTGAGACTTAGCTTGCTCTATTTGAACAGTAGTTTGAGCTAAAGCTTGTTGTTTTTGAACTTCAGCCTCGGCAGCTTTTTCAGCAGATTCACTATTAGCTTGAGCTTGAGCCTGAATGTTTTCCATCTGTGCAGCTCTTTCAGCCTCTTGATTTTCAGTTTGTCTAAACTTCAAATATGTATTAGCTAGCTTTATGTTTTGTATATCTCTTATATCTATAGCATCTGAAAGTTTTATAGCTCCAGATTGCAATGCTATTTGTATGCTTTTTTCTAATTGGGCTTTATCTTCTTCGTCTGGTTCTAGATCTAAGAATATACCGAAGTCATGTAACGATAGAGTATCTATTTCCTTTAGAGTAGCTACATTAAAAGCATTTATACTATTAAGTAAAGATGCTTTTGTTAATGGAAACTGCAACACATCAGCTACCCTTAAACTTATATTTTCACATGTTCTAATCGTAATATACATTAAAGACTGTAATATATGTCTTGTAGCCGTATTAGAGTTTGCTGCTGCTAGTTTTTGTAGACCTACTAAAGCGTTTTTATCTGGAGAACTTCCATCTCTAGCTTCGTTTAATCCTGTTACATCTCTAATCATTTGCAAGTAGTATTGATACGTTTGTATCATTGCTTGTATTTTAGATATACCAGAAGAACTTTGAAGCTCTTGAATTGGCACTTTACCACGATTAATCTCGCCATCTTGAGTTAATGATCTACCTACTATTGTTCCGGTCTGGAAGTACATATTTAATGCTTCTGCTGGATTATAGTTCGTTCCATTGCCTAAGTCAACTTCAGCTAACCCGTCTACGTCTAAGTAAACTCCATCAGGAACCATACGAGCTAATACTTGCTGTAGCTTTAAATGAGTCAATTGAATCATATCAGCGAAACCTATTGTTCTACTAACTATAGATTCTATACGCCCTTGATACATTCTAGGAGCTGATATACAGTAATTCATATTAACCTTAGTAGTATCAGCGTAAGGTCTTGTCATGTTCTCAGCTAACTTCCACTCTAACATAGTATCTCCCATACCTAAAACTTTCGCTCCAGTATATAATACTTCAATAGATCTAGACACTCTTTCAAAGTTATCACTTGGAGGAGGATTAAATGTGTCTTGCTTTTCTAATGTTTTTTCTAAACCTTGTTCAGTTTGTTTTATTTTAAACACTTGATCGTGATACGTTTTGTATTCAAAAAATAAAACCTGATGTTTCTCTGTATCACTATTTACCTGCCAATCGCTTTGAGCGTAATTCTGTCTACCTGGATACTTCTGTATAGTTTCTAACTCTTCGTTAGTTAGATTAGGAAATAATCTTTTTATTTCAGGCAAAGTTAAAGCTTTAATTTCTCCAACATAATAAATGTCTTCAAAATTAGGATCATCTGTAGCTGAATAAACTAAGTTAGCTGGATCCACGTAGTGAGTTGTTATACCTTCAGAAAGATTAAAGCTAGTTTTACTAGCTGCAATTCCTAAAACGGTAAGGTCATAAGCTAGTCTTTTTTTAATTTCATCAAATTTATTATACTTAAGCACGTTGCTAACAACCTCTTCTTCAGCTATTTCTACACTTAATTTGTAGTTAAGCTGTAGCATTAAGTCTAATTCGTTTTTGTCTCTAGGTATGTTTTCTGGATCAGTAGAAGCATAGAAGTTTTGACCAGTAGCTTGAGATAATCTATCTATAGCTTCTTTGTTTTCTATGTCTCTTAAAGCGTTAGCAGCAAAATCAGTACGTTGCTTTAAAGCAAATGGGTCTGAAGCAAAAGCTTTCATTTCATAACCCTTTTCAGTCATACCATTAACTACTATATCTACAAACTTAGAAAGAACAGGTATTGGCTTCCAGTCTAAATTCAAATAAGACAAATCACCGTTATTAGATAATTCATCTTTATACTTCTGTACAGGTTGTTCACCTCTAGCGTATAATCTTAGTCTATTGAAGTTCTGGAAATTATAGGAAAACCTATCCTGACCACTGTTATTTCTAAACCATTCTTGTTCAATAGCGTTTCCAACAGCTAAACCATATTCAAATGATTTCTTTTCTTCTTCAGGTACCACCTGATCTGGAAAGATGCTATTATTAGTATTGTAGACCATTTATTATATTATTTTTGAATTTTGACCTGAATTGTTATATTTTCTAAAACCTAAAGATACTTTAGATATTACTCTTTGCGCGACAGGCGTGTATCTATGTTTATTACAAGCCATCATAGCTAAACCAGAGCTTATAGATGCATCGTGCTTAGTCCTATTGTTTATATTAAATTTCGCCCAATCTTCTAAAGTTCTTTGAAAGTACATGCTGCCATAACCTTCGTTTAGTAAACCAATGTGGTTTTCTATATAATCCTCTATAGCTGCTGCGTGAGCTTGCTTTATGTCTTCACTTGAGTTAGGTATTCCACCTATCTCTCTTTCTGTTACAGATAATTTATGCATAACCCTATCAGGTCTATTCATAGAGTAACCTCTGTAACCTCTTCTTTTCATATAATATAAGAGTCTTGGCTTGTTGTTCTCTGCTAGTATAGGCATACCATAAAAAACCAAAGCCATTAAAACATCTTCAAAAAATATATCAGCTGTCTGTGGTCTAGCTATATATTCTAAAAAAAATAAGTTAGGCGGTACGTCTTCCATTGAAAACTTAGTTAATCCATGTAAAGATCCTTTAGAACCTTTACCATCAACAGTACCAGATATATCGTAACTATCGCATCCAAAAGCTCCACAGTGCTCATTACCAGGATACTTAACGTTATTTTTTATATTGTATCTATTTTGTAGTGTAACCGGAGGAACCCAGCTAACAAAAAATCTTCCACTTTTACTAGGAACAAACAGCACTCTAGTATCTTTAATCCCACCTTCCCACTGAAAATTACCCTGTGTAACAACATTAGTATTACGTAAGTCTTCATTATAGTCTATTTGCTCGTATATTTTACCTAAATTAAACAAAGATTCTTTAGCTTCGTCTCTAAAAGCGTGTTTCTCTGTTCTTGGAAACTGTCTATAGTATTCGTTTAAGCCATCTTGGTCGTCGTGTAGTCCATCTACTTCATTTTCCCAATGTGATATAACACCTATATCTATATCTTCACCATCTATACCTTTAATTGGTTTTTTTGGAGTGTCGAATACAGGTATTCCATAAGAATCAATGTATCCTTCGTAATTCCACTCCATAGGTACGAACAAACTATATAATCCTGAGCTAGTCTGTCCGTTGCGGTTTCTTTTTGTGACGTCCGAAGATTCGTATAGTTTTTTAAAATTTGATCCACCTTTGTCTAATGCGTTTGAAGTAGATCCCATCATGCACTTACCTACTATTTTTCTACCTAATCTTAACGTTGTTTTCGTAACCCTCCAGTTGTTGAGGATGTTATCTGGTCTTTCCCATTTACCCGATTCATCGTGGACGAGAAGCTTGAGTTTTTCTCCATCATAGGAGTTGTCCCCTGTATTCTTCCAGTCGATCGTGGTGTCAAGACCCGCCTGTAAATCTTCCGTTGTTTCTTTGATGGAATTACGCGTGAGCCTTTTCGAAGGTACTTTGTATGATAATTCTGTCTTTGGACGTTCCATTCCGTCCTGTATTGGTTTAAAAAAGAAGGGGTAGTTAATCGATATGGGTACAACTTTATCAGTGAACATTTTCTTAGCATCAGCTCCAGACTTGGAGAGTATTCCAAACCTAGCATCTCTTGAAATTGTTGCCTGGTTAACTGTGTCGGATGATGCCATGAAACTAAATCCAGACCGTCTGTTCTTAAGATAGCACATTCCGTAACACCTATTGTCCGATTTACAAGCCTCCCAGAATATGTAGAATAACCTGTTTGACTCGCGAAAATCTGCTGACCCCACGTCAATTTTAGTCCACTGCAGGTACATGTACTGAGAACCAGTAATATAAGTAGGAACGCCGTTGCTATAGAACCAATAGCCTTCTTCGCGACGAACAAACTCTTTGTTAATGTACTCGTACCATTTTTCTTTAAACTCGACTGGTCTTTCGTTCCAATCATAAACTGTTTTTATTTTATTTAATTCAGATGGATATTCTAAAACTTTCCAACGTTGTTCTTCTTTTTTCTTAGAACACTTGTACACGTCTTCAGCCAACGGAAGAGCTATTAATAGATTTTGTATACTATATATCTCTCCTATTTGTCCTGTTTTGCTTATGACAACTATGTCATGCTCTTTATTGTATCCGTATTCCCATTTTTTAAGCCTATTCATTCTACTTAGAACGTTTGACTTTATATGGTCTTCTACTATATGGTATAGATTTTGCTTATACATTATCTAGATCTTCCTTCTGCAAAACCTTTAAACTCTTCGGCTTTAATAGCGCTAGTTTTTGGTTTATCGTTTAAAAGATCTTCTTCTGATTCTATTCTAGCTAATATTTCAAAAGCATCAAATATAGCAAGTTTCTTTGTAGCGGCAGCGTTTTTAAGTCTGTCAGCAGAGATATCATCTTCTGAGTCAACGATCTTTTCTTTTGCCACCTTTATAAGTTCTTCAACTGCTATTTGCCCAGCTTGGATTATATTCAGTTTCGTTTCCTTTATTTTCATATTTAATTAAAATATCATTTGATTCCATGCAATAAAGTATTTCACCATCTATCAAGAACTCAAATTCTCTGTTCTTTTTAAATCCAACTAAATCTCCTTTATTGATTTTAAGAGCTTCTAAGACGTTGTTTCCGTATTTTACTATACCAACGCGCTCTTTTAGTTTGCTTAAGCTAGAGTTGTCCTTATCAACAACTGGCTTGACGAAGCAATAGTCTTTGACTGTCTTCCAGCTGTTATTAACCTGTTTCATGTATATCTGATCTTCAGAAGCAAAATACATATCATCTTTAAAGTATTTTCCGCTATTTACAGATCTACCTTTTTGATTATAATATCTTCTAAATAAATTATGATGCACAATAACTTTATCACCTTTTTTTAGTTCTGTTTCAAACGCTAAAGGCACAGCAACTACTTCTGCTTTTCTATTAACAAATTTATGACTAGAGATACTAGAGTTGATAATTAGCTTTTTATCACCAACGTTCAACTCATTATTATATCTTTCGCCTATCGGTTTTATTATAAACTGATAAATACTATTCATTAGTATTCTAAATCATATTCAACAGATATTGCCATGTTTTTATTAAACTTCTTCCAAGGCAAAATTTCGTTGTTCTTCTTTATATGAATATTGTAAGATTGTTCTTCTTTATCGAACATTATATTACATATAGTGTGTCCGCCGTAAACTTGCTGGCCTACGGCATAATGCATAGCCTCGTTTTTATAGTCAGAACCTATGCTTATTTTTCTTATAACATGGTCCACTATTATTCTTTTTCAATAGTAGTGTAAGTACCATCTTCAATATTGATATTTATAGCACCATAAACATCTTCTAGTTCTTTTTTGTACTTTTCGATATCGTCAACAATCCCAGCGTACTCATGTAGTAAGCTGTGTTTTTGAGTTTCTAAAAAACCAATGTTAGTTAGAGACTTGTTTAAATCTTTTTGGTGCTTTGTAATTACTTCTAA